GGAGCAAATATATCAGATATAAACTGCTGCTTATTAAGACCACCTTTTGACAGTGGGAAAAACAAATTTAATGAGGAATCAGAAGAGTTGCTCATATTATAATCCAAAAATACTTAATGCTTCATCTAAGAACAGGGGTACCTGTACTACTTCTCCAAGTTCTACATGCTGTTCAGTTGGCTTTCCATTGAACCAAGCGATTACCCACCATAATTCTGGTGAGCCATAATACTCACTTGCTAATTTGTAAAATCTATCACCTCTTTTCCAAACAACAGATGTTGTTTCTATATCATTATACTCGACCTGATTTGGATATTTTAGTAATGTAACTGGTAATTGTCTAATACCTATTTCGCCGTATCTTTTTTTAAATGCCTTTCGATAGCCTTCGGTAGCATTTATAAATTGTAGTGAGTTTCTGTATCTTGATATAGCCATATTATTTTACCAAATCTGTTATTAAACTTCCTATTTTTCTAGCTCTATTGCCAATCGCATTTGCACTGGAAAGGGCATCAGTAACCAGTTCTACTGCTGCATCGGCAACATCAGCGATACCATCACTTTGTTGTGCAGTGAATGGAATAGTATCACCTTGCAAAGCATATGGGAACTGCTCTGAGTCAATAAATCCACCAGTCTCGGGGTCAAAACCAGGAGTTTCTTCGTGAAGCACACTAAAATTAAATGATAACTCATAAGACTTAGCATACACAGTACCACCTGCATCGTCCTCTACTATGAAGATGCCATTGGTATCAATACCGTGAGTAATATTAATGCCGCCATTGACATAGCCTAAAAGACCTCTGGTGGGATTTGTGTAATCGCAAATTAGATTTGCGAACTTAACTCTAACCAATGGAGGCGAGTTGATGATTCTAGTTCTGTTTGTTTCTGTTCGAACATAACTTGGGTATAAGTTTTTTATGATTGTATTGATATCTCTCATGATATCAATTGCATGTTGCTCATTAAAAGCAGGCATTGCCAATGTAAATGAAATTGATCTTTTGGTCGATTGGTAAACTGGAATGTCATCTTGACGACCAAATACAGAGATTGGGCTAAAGCTAGGTGTGAAAGTGTCTTGTAAGGCTTTTAAGTAAGCTGGAAATACTGCCGAATCTCCAGTCGTTGGAAACTCTAAAAATACATTAGCAAAAGGATACTTTATTCTTAGTTCTCTTTCCTCTGAAGGACCACTAGAAAGCTTTGGATCTTCCTGTAGGGAGATGAATTGATTTTCTTGACTTCTTATCGCTCCAAATATTTTTTTATGAGACATAATATATGTCCTTATTGACCTGTCGGTAAGGTTGCTCGACCACCACTAACACCTGTACCTTTTACTGTGACACCTCGCTTGATCTGATCCATCAAAGCTTTTTGTTGAGCTTCAAGGTTTTTCTGGATTTTATCCATGAAGGTTCCAAGCCTCTGTAATCCCTGTTGCTGCAAGGTCTGATTTAGTGCTTCTAAATTACTAGCTACTTTTTCTGCTGCTATTGTCTGTTTGTTAATAAGTTTATCGTTTGTTATTTGTCTTCTTTCTGCTCTTGTCGTATTTTCGTCAGCTAATTGTTTTTGATCTTTTGCGGACATAGCTGTCATTTGATCTGACTTCTCAAGCATTCTGTCTAATTCTGGTCCAATGCCCTTATCAATAAATCCTCTAATTGTTCCAACATCAAACCCTGTTGTTTGTGAAAGTTGGCGAATAATAGCTCTTTGTCCTAGCTCACTCATGCCTCTAATTCTGCCACCAACACCAGCAATTGATTCAGCTAAATATCTTAGTCTTTCGGGTCTAGACATTAAAATAGCTTGTTGGGCATCAAAAGTACCGCCCAAGTTTGAAAGAAGCATGTTAATTTGTCCACCCAACTCAAAGCCACCTTCAACAGTATCAAACTTATCAACAACTCCTAGGAGTCCATTGACACTTGTACCAAGTGTTCTAGCTGCTTGTTGGAAAACACTAAACCTTTGTAGTGCCTTACTAGAATCTAAAGTAACAAAAAATTGATCAACCGACCTATTAAAATCATTAAATACTTTAGTAAATGGTTGTCCGGTTTGCCTAGCAAAATTCAATAAAGTTCTAGAAAATTTGTCTGCTCCCTCTCCACTTAAATTAAATCCTTTGTTTAAATTATTTAATAAATCAATAGTTTCAAATTGTTCTATTCCAAATTTTTGATTAACTACAATAAGCTTTGTTAATGCTTCTTGGTTATCTTTAAAAGTGCTAGAAGTCAATTCATTTAAATTGTCTCTAACTCTTAAAGTTGCACTAATCAAGTTGCTAAATTCAATGTTGTATGAGGATAGGCGGTCTTGTTGCTGTCTTAATGACAAAATATATGCTCTGCTTTCGCCAACATTTAACTTATTTAATTGAATTCTATATTTTTCAATTTCATCCACATTTTTCTTAAGAAGGTTACCAGCAACTGCAATACCCCTTGCCATTCTTGATTGCTTGTCATCAAAAACAGCTTTTGCAGCGGCTTCAATATCATTGAGTCCACCTTTCAAGCCTATAAGAGCATTTCCAAGCTCTTCTGCTACACCTTTTAATTTTCTTGCACCTTTAGCCGATGCAGCAAGGTCTGATTTGCTTGTAGAAGTAGATTTTAATTTTGCAACATATTTTCCATATGCATCACTATCGACCTGACGGAGTTCATTTAAGAGCCTTTTCTCTCGATCGCTTCCGCGGCGAACATCTACTAATGCAGCTAAAATGTCATTCTTAGTCATTGACAGATTTTCCTCTAAACTAAATAGCTAGTTGAAAATATTATTTTTCATTCTCTTTTTTGAAGTATTTTATAGTTTGATCAAATATCCAAGATCGCAGTACAACGGTAAATGAATACAACTCAGAGAATCTAAAGTTAGTTCTCATAGTCATAATAAACATTTGTTCATAGACAGAGTTAATATAATCAGTCGTCAACCCAAAAAAAGCCTGCCCCTAGAGGCACACCTCCTTGATTATCATGACCGCACTCTTGACAAGTGTGCTGGTAAGTTGTATCCACATCTGGTTTAACTGCAACATAGCATTTTTGCAAATATCTTGAGTCTCTCAAAAGCAGAGAGGTGACAAAAGAGTTAATTGTGTTTGGATTAGTATCACCATTTACTGATACAATTAGTCTTCTGTGAGTTGTTGCAACACTATCTTCAGGCAAGTTGTGCTTTTTTCTATTCTCTATCTGATTATTGATATGTTCTTCGTCTTCTGAGTCAAACAATTTGAACTCAACAGTGGCTTTAGATATGGGAGTCTCTACAACAAAAGTGTTTCTATCAGTAATGTTGTATGCTTCAAAATCAATATCTAAATTTTTAATTTCGCTAATTTTGATTGTTTTATCATAAACAGCAGAGCATTTTTGACAAATAGATTTAAATTGATATTCATCGCCATAGGCATTCTTTCTACAATTTAAGATAACTGCTAGTTTATCACCCGGTAACAAGGTTTTTGAAGTTACTCTGTCAACACTGACACTCTCAATCAATTTATCAAAGACAACACCTCTTTGAACATAAGATGGAGAGGTAATAATGTCCTCTTCTTTTGTAGTCATGAATCTAACTTCAATTGTCTTCTTGTTGTGCCATGGATGATTTTGTGGATAAAATCTGCCTTCAGATGGTAGATCAACAAAGTCTGTAGGAACATTGTAAGCTGCTACATTTACAGTTGCTACTGTTGGCTGTACTGGTGGTGGCGCAGCTTGAGCGGCTTGCATAGCCTTTTGCTCTTGCTGCTTCATGAACTGCTCAAATACCTCTGGTGGTATTTGGGTCCGACCCGAATTGTCTCTTGTCATTATTTCCTCTTATTTAGCCTAAAGAAAGCTTTGCCCAATCATATTGTACACTAACTGCAATATCTGTTAAGGCTTCGCCACTATATGTTAAGGAGCTAAATTTTAGTCCTACAATCATTGCATTAAAAATTTCCCAAGTCTCAACTGAGTTTCCATCTGGATCTAACAATAATATTTTTACATTCCCCAAAGCTCTCACTAAGTTTTCTTTTGTGACATTCTTTGTTCCGTAAACTGATTCGTTTGCTGCTAACTGTGGGTTGCCAACTGCATCTAATGATTGTACTGCATCTGCTGTGTTTACATTGTCTGGGTAGTAATAACTTTGAGCTAAAAGCTTATTCATTAAATTAGCACCAACTGTACCATTACTGTTATCTAAGATCTCTCTAATTGTAAAATTGATAGGATCCCATTTCACTCTGATTGGGTAACGAACAACATGATCTAACAAAAGCTGCTCTTGTGTTTGAATTGTATAGGATGGTCTATCGACTTGAGTAATATAAGCTGCTGGAATATCATCAATTAGTAAGTAAAAGCGATGCTGCTGCTGTGCTGCAACAAACATACTATCTTGTTTTATTGGATTTTGTCCATTATACAAAGAAGAATATCTTTGATTCTTGGATAAAATACTGCTACCGTATGATTGCTTTGAATTACTCATTAAAATAATTAGTTAAAAACTAAATTATTCAGTGGTACTGAAGGATTCTAACTCAGCCCAGTCGTATCTAATCTGTAGCTGTAGCTCGATTAAGCCTTCATCACTGTAGCTCATCTGGTTGTAAGTTACTGACTTAACCCAAACATTGTTGAGTCTCCAAGTCTCAATTGTTTCACCAGCGGTGTTGAGAGTATCAATTGTAACCTGACCTAGTTGATCAATAAAGTTTGATTTACCTAAAGACTTTCTTAGGTAATTTGGATCTGATGGTGAGCCACTAAAGTCACTTGGGTAAACATAGCCGGCATTTCTTACTAGATCCAACAATCTTTTGGAGACATCGGGATCGATTGGATCTACTAAGGAAATACTGATCTCATTCCAAGTTACACGACCTGGAAAGTAAAAGTTGTGAACTAAAAATTCATGTTGTGCCTCACCAACTGTAACAGAGGGTCTGTCAGTTGTCTTAACAACATAGGCTGGGATACCTGCCAAGTTTAAAATAAATTTAAATTTTCTTTTTGGTTCTGTTAGTGGGTTAGCCCATACTGGAATTGCTGTAGCCATTTATTTCTTGTCTCCTAAACCTAAATAGTTTCTCTTTAAATTAATCATCAAATGATGCTCCAGTGTTGGTGATGATGAAGTCCAAAGCAATGTATTCAATTGCTCTTGCTGGCTTGATGAACAACTTGGCATACAAGATGTTTTGGTCAATCAAGTCAGGTGTTGTTGTGGTTTCATCTAGAACCAACTTGTAGTCGGTTAAACCAAAGCGAGTCTTAACATCGTTCAAGAATGGGATAGCCTGATTCTTGAAGTTGTTCCAGGTGTCTGGCACATTTGGCTCAAATAGAACACCGTTAGAGATTCTAGAAATGCCTCTCTTGAGGAATACTAGAAGCCTGCGAACATTAATTCTATCTAAAGCAGATCGCTCAACTTGCAAGGTTTTTTGACCGAAGATGACAACACCCTCATTTGGGAATGTAGCGATTGGGTTAATACCAGCCTCATAGAGATCATCTCTGTCGTCCTTGAAGAGTTTAAGGGCTGTAGAGACGACTGGGAGTCCAGACACACCAGAGGATAGCCCACCGCGGTTAAAGCCAGCAGGAGCGAACCATGGAGCTTGTACACGGTCTGTGTAGGACATTGCACCTAGCGCCGCCACAGTTGGTGGTACCCAAAGATCAACACTGTTAATATTATCACGAATTTTTACCCATGGAAAGTAAGTTGCAGCATAACTTGAATTTGTAGCTACTGATTTTCTGTTAGTAATGTATGTGCTCACATTACCATTTGTCTCACTATTGCTTGTGTATTGGTAATCTGCGGGTGGAACATACCCACCAACATACTCTACAACAGCAAGAGCATCTGCTCTCTCGGCAGTGTTATCAACTAGCTTTGTAACCAAAGATGTGTTTGTCATACCGGGCACAGCAATAACATTGTATGAAACCTCTTCTGGATTCTTTACAGTGTTGATTGCTCTTTCGAAAGTAAAGTACTCTGAACTAGTTTCTTTATTACTTGGTGTTACTAAACCGGGGGCTAATGGGTCTGACTTTGTAATATCAAAGCCATCAGTGCCACCGAAGAATAGTGTTGTTAGACCAGGACCGCCAGTAGTTTGGTCGAGCACTTCATCGACATCAACTTTTGCTGATAGTGAAGCACCATCTTTACGAGCAGATTCGTCGTGAACCAAGATGCTAGATGTGCCAGCAATAGCACTAGTGGCATTTTTGTACTTGACATTTAAGGTGCCACATCGAATATTAATAGTAGAGGGTAATGGCAATCGAACACTCTCACACTTGACAGGCACAATAATAGTGTAAGGACTTTCAAGGAAGAATAAAAACTATGAACTTAAAAGAACTAAGAGAGCAAATAAAGAATATAA